ACAGGTACGTTCGGGATGTCGGTCGTAAGTGCCAGCGTACCCGTTGAGCTTGGAAGAAGTACAGTGATATTTCCCGCGTTAGGAGCGCGAAGCCAAATCTTACCGGTAGAGTTCTCCCAGTACGTCAACGCCCCTTGTTTGAAGTTTATATCTGCGACCGTTGAAACTGCGTCGCTCCCTTCGATAGTTAAAGCCTCGAACTCAACCTCGTTCCCTTCGGTACCCGCTGCAACCGTGAAGGACATAACACCTGGAGAGGCTTCGGTAACTGTCAGACCTGAGAGGTTGACCGCCATCTTTGCGCTATTGGCTAGAACGTCGACATATCCCTTCGTTGTATCGTTGAGGGTGTCGTACATCTGCGCTCCTGTTCCGCTCGCCCTAAACCGTGCGAGAAGCTCTTGCAGACCACCGTTGACCATCCACTTTTGAACTCCTGAATTATACGACAAGACATCGCCTTGATCGGGGTCATTGATATCAACGTCGGTTAAATCGTCAAGGGTGTCAATCCCTCCTGTGTCAAGTGTAACTACCCCATCTCCGTCATCGGTCAAGGTGCCGTTGTTTACTTTGATCGTGCGAACGCTCAGGACATCGGTTGTTCCGTCGACCGTCAACATACGCAAGAACCCACGTCGAGCGTAAGACGGTTCATCGCCCCCTTCGGGACTTACCCCATCGATGGGAGCATTACAAGCATCCCACTCGTAAGGGATAGCAACAGACAGATCCAACAGAACACCCGAGAGGACGTTCTTCGTCTCTTCTTCAAGTGGGGTTGTTGTCGCATTTACGACCTCATAATCTTGTGCGAACGTGAAGATATTCCCACCCATTCGGATATCTGCGATAATGTCCTCCGCGCATTGCTCCGCATCCGATACGACTTCCTTTTGTCGTTCTACCTTGTCGCTCTTGTCTGCGGGTACGTCAAGGATATATACCTCGATGTTGTAAGTCTTCGTCCCCGTGTCATACGCTGCCCCGGTATAAACCATATGAAGCAAAGGGAAGTCGGTAAACTTTGCGAGGTCTACGTCATCCGGAGAGCCGAACGAGAAGCTCTTGATAAAGAAGTGATTCTCTGCGAATACTTCGAACCTTTCTACGATGTTGTTAAACGTGATCATGTGTGCTTCGGTCTTTTAGATAGCTGAGGTGTTGGAATACGACTTGGACAGGGAGTTCCGTAATCGCGTCCATCTTGAGAATGTCTTCCCCTGCGAGGGAGTAGAGGAGATGGTACCATCCCCATTTTTCACCGACTGGATCGCTTTGTCCGCTACCTCCAGCAAAGAGAACTGCATATCGTGAAGCAGTTGATTTCTGGAAGTCCAAAAAAAAAGCAGCATCCCCGAGATAAGGTCTGCGGGCATCTCTTCAAATATGCTTGCGTCTTCTTTGGCGGTGTACTTCTTTATCTCGTATTTATCTCCGAGTTCGTAGGTCACTTCCCGATAGAGGAGAGCGGTAATCTTGTGAGCGTTTGCCCAAAAGTCTTCGAGGTGGTTCTCCATGTCAATCCACTCGCCCGCTGTAAACTCATCCCAGTTTGGAATAAAGCCGAAGCGTTTTCCGTCCATCTCAACGACTTTCTCGTGTCGTGCGGTCTCTTGGGTCAGGAGATTGTCTAAATGCGCTGAGGCGGCTTCTATGAGCTTTTGAGGCATCGCACGCAGTTTCTCCACCGAGTACCCGGAGCAGATGGATATCTTCTCGAGTGGGTTGTCTGCGGTCATCATGACCTGGAGTTCTCCGAGTGAGAGGTCAGACCATCGGTGCGGGAGTTTGAGTTCCATCATTCTAATAACTTGATTTGTTTGGTTTCCTTACCCGATAGCGTACGAGCCAAAGTTCGGGTTCGTTTGGTTGAATGTGATCGCGTACCTCATCGCATCGATCGCGTGATTGAATTTATCAACCGGTTCATTCAGTTGCTTGCCGTTCTTGTCTTCCTTCCATTTGTAGTTTCTAAGTTCGCGGATGAGGTTCACGCTCCGAGCCGTGACAAGAAGCGGTCGCGAATGGAGGAATTGGATTCCATTTTTAACCGAATCCTTTCCCTTTCTTGCTCCGTGAGTATTGAATCCGTGAGCATGTATCTCATCGATGCTCTTTGGCTCAGCGGAGTCACAGATAACAACATCCGATCGATCGACTTGATTATCTCGGAGGACTTTTGATATATCTGAATTAGTGAGTCGAGTCGCGTAACAGATTTCATCGACTGCGAATCCGTGTCCGTCTGTATAGACTCGGACGATGGCTGTTGGGTCGTTTGTATATCCGAAGTCCAGTCCGATGTTGAGGAGCTTGTATTCATTGGGTATTTGATTTATTTCTTTCCAGTGGGTGAAGATGGTTGCTTGTGATGTTCCTCGTTCTCCGAGACCGTATACTTTCCAAAAGTTCTCGTCCGCTGTTTTAAACCGCTCAATTTCCATGACCACACTTTCAGGGAGGAACGGGTTGTCTTTGTACGTGGTGCGGAAGAACTCCGCGTCTTCTCGTGGTATGACTTCTTCATAGATCCAGTGAAATTCGTCTGATGGGTTGTAATCGATTAAGACCCTCCCCGTAGTTCGAAGGAGGAGTTGCCGCCAATCTTCGAGGTTAATTTCGTTGGCTTCGTTGATGAACAGAACGTCTCTCTTGCGTCCTCTGACCTTCTGCGGTTGGTCGATGCTGATGAACTCAACCATATTGCCCCAAAGTTGATACGTCGCGTCGCTCTTGTTGTGGAGGTCGGGGTTATAGATGTCTTCGTTGTTCAGTATCTCGAAGAAGTCTCTCATCGCTGTTGCTCGAAGTGCGGGGAATGTCTTTCGGCATATGGTGATAACGAGACCCGAGTTCTTATGACATAGCTCAATGAGTGCCGTGAGGATGGAGTACGTCTTTCCGGATCGTGTCCCGCCCTGGTGGACTTGAATCTTCGACTTGCATTCTTTGACGTGGTAATATGTCGCAGGGAGTTTCACCAAGGACGAGGGTACTTTATACCGTTTTGTTTTTCCCTCTTCTGTATCTCCTCCTCAATAATTTTCTTTGTGTCTGCCTTGCTACTTCGGAGTAAGCCCAATAAACCCGGTACGCTGTAAAGATGAAGATTCATGTTCGTTTGTTTTGTCAAATATACCAAATAAATTTAGTCACCCAACCATGAGAGCGGTTTCTTCTCTTGAACCTCTATCTCTTGCCGTTCGATATATCCGCGCTTCTTGCCTTTGGTCTTGAGGAAGAAGATTGTCGCTGCGGGGTTGCCTTCCTTCACCAGCTTGTAAAGGTGCGATTCTGCGAAGTCAAGAACTCCGTCTTGGATAGAGTCGACCGCTTTCTTGTAGTCGGGGTCATTCTTCATCCATTCGTAGTGAGTCGTTCTCCCGAGGTCGACCATCTTGCACGCAGTGGAAACGATACCAAGCGACTTTTCGAGAGCCTCTAGCATCGCCTCTTTTTTGGTGTTCGTTTTGTTCGTTTTTAACGCTTCCATTGGTAAGAATTTGAGCGGTAAGGTAGGAATCGAACCTCCCTCTCTTGACTGGATGTCAAGCGCATCGCCACAATGCTTTAACCTCCTGTTTTCTCTCCTTTATACATACCTGCCCCAACGTCTTGAATCTTGGAGAACGGAATGTTCGGACAATTTAATTCAGCTTTCTTGTCAATGATGTAAATATAACGTAACTGATAACCAGGCAATGGTTTAACACCCATTTTTTTAAATTTGCCCGCACTCATGCCTTCATTTTTAAAGTTGGGATTGTCGAGCGTTTTATTAGCCACCACAGAATTCGCGTATTTTTGCAGTTTTTTACTTGTGCCGTGGTTAGCCATCACTTCAATAGACGGAAGTCGAACCATTTGTGTGTTTTTTCCTATTTGCGTCAGTTTAAAACCCGAGGCTCTGTAAATTGTTCCGTCACCGCATTGCGTGCCGTCTGCAAATGATAGCAACCATTTAACGTGCGGAGCGTTTTTTCGGATCATTCGAATACTAACGGCAATACATCGCGATTCCGAATATTTCGGAAGTATTGGAGCAAAAGCCATTCGGTTCAATTCCAACATCTCGTTCCATTTTTGGTTGATGGTTTGGTTTGTTGTTTTGACCAGTGGTAAAACTTTTCTTTTATCAATCGGGTTTCCGTATTGCATGACTCCGCCCAATTTTCCGTCCAAGAATGCGCCAAAGTGAAGCACGCTGTTGTTTACTACCTTACCGGAGTAATGATGTCGCTTTACAAATTCATTCGCCAATTTAGACGGAATGACTTTAACAATTATATCCTTTGCTCTACCCATTGTGATACTAAAAAATAGAGGGCGTTGCCATTACTGTTATCGTTGCCCATCGTTTCAATGTATTTCAACTCCTCAAGTCCTTTTGCGTCCGCGAGCGCGTTTTTAATGAACTCCGCTTGCTCATCGGCTAAAGTAAACGTAAGAGATTGAAACGGAGGTTTATCTCCGTCCGCGAGACTAAACTCTTCGCCCAATGAGTTGGCATCAATTTGGGGTTGCCATACATCGAGACCCCATTCATCAAGTTCAAGTGGATCGTATTCGTTCGCGAGTATGTCGAAGTCATGTTCTCCAAAGGCTACGTTGTCACGGATGACCATCTCCCGACAAACATC